GTGGTGGCGCTCCTCCGCCGTCTGACATGACAGGTGGGGGTGGTGGCAACATTGGTGTTGGTGCTGCTGCTACACCGGGTGAACAAGGCTTCAGTGCTGCGCCTCCCACAATGGGAGCACCTCAGTGACAACACAAGAAAAGCCGTGGCTTAAGAAGCTAACACGTATGACTGATACGCAGATGTGGGAAGCGTTTGACGACATGTTGAACTATTCCATTAGTCTGCAACATAAGAAGATGGAACAAAGTCATGAGCCTGTTGACATCTACAGAGCACAAGGCTTTATTCAAGCTCTCAAGCAGCTTAAGTATTTGAAGGAAGAGATACAACATGCTCAAACGCAGAAATAGCATCCCAGGCTTCCAAGAAGGAGGCATGAACGTCGATCCTGTCAGCGGCAACGAAGTGCCTGTCGGCTCTCTTCCTGAGGAAGTCAGGGATGACGTAGACGCTAAGTTGTCGCCGGGTGAGTTTGTTATTCCCGCTGATGTCGTTCGCTTCATCGGACTAGAGCGCTTGATGAAAATGCGTGATGAAGCCAAGAAAGGCATTCAACGCATGGCTGACATTGGTCAGATGGGTAATGCTGATGAAGTTGGTGAAGAGTCCAACAGCACCTATGAAGACGATGGCTTTGAGAGTGAGATTGATGACATCCTCGGTGAGGTGGAACGTGAGAATGAAGGTGGTGATGTCGATGATCAGATGAAGATGGCCTTTGGCGGCTATGTCGGCAGCGGCACAGACTTGTCCAAGGCTCCTAAGAATCCTGCCTTTGATGTTCGCTATTACAAGAACAAAGAAGGTGCCACGATGTTCATTACACACATCAATGGTAAGCCTATGACGCCTATTCCTGAAGGCTTCACTGCTGTGTCGTCTGAAGAGGCTATGAAGGTTGGTTCTGCTGCTGATGAGGAGAAGAAGAAGGCAGCGTCTACGACACAGCAAGAAAGCAGCTATGAAGGGATGCCCGGAGATCCTGGTACATGGGAACAACAAAAAGCTAGAAACGAAAAGCTCGATCAATATTTAACCAAAGCAGGATCTGCTCTGACAAAGGCGGTTGTACCTGGTGCTGGGTTGTTGACATTGGCTCAGAAAGCTGCTGGGTTGTTTATGGGACCAGAACGTCAAGGTCCATTAGCACCTGTTGAAACAAGAACACCTACGCCTGTGGGCGATATTGGAAGAGCGTTTTTAACTGAAACTTCTAAAATAAGTATGTCTGAAGCGGTCAAAGGAGATGCTTATTCTCAAGCTAAGGACTCTGGTCTATCTGATGAGGCTGCTTCTAGAGCCGCCGCCGCCGCTACTGAAGCCCTTAATAGAGGTCAAGACCCCGCCGTTGCTATTAACACAGGTGTTGTTGCTGGTGTTGCCTATCAGAATGATCTTGATAGTTTAATGGAAGCTAATCCATCTAGACCAAGTACAACAGCAAGCCCTGTGACAAGCCCAAGCGGTGGTAGTGCCTCTAGAGACATCTCAGGAGAACTTAATAGTGGTAACTATGACTATGGCGGCTCTTCTTATAGTGGCGATTCAGGCTTTGGCACAGGAAGTGACTACGGTAATCAAGACTACGGTTCCTTCTTTGCTAGAGGCGGCTTAGTAGCAAAGCGCCAATACCCTACCAAGAAAAAGAAAGGCAAAGGCATCGCCGCCTCTAAATAACCTACAATAGCAAGGCTAGCTCTGGAGCGTCCTAACTAGCCATTAACAAAAAGACGCATTGTTGGCTACCTATTTCCCCAGCCTATGCTGGCTACAGATAGCCCCAAGTTAAGGAAAGTATATGTCTACAGAAGTTGTTATCCCTCAGACGGTTAAAGTGGCCCCATTTTCTATGCGGCGTAATACACACGAAGACCGCATCAAGAAAGATGAAGAAGAGCTTGAAGCGCTTCAGAAGCAATTTGCAACAGAAGAAACAACCAAGGTTGCTGCTGCTACAGATGAAGACGGAGAAGAGCCTACATCGGCTGAAGAAAAGACATTCAAGAAGCGCTATGGCGATCTGAGACGTCATTCACAGAAACAACAGACAGAGCTTCAGACTCAGATTGATGAGCTTAGAAAGCAACTGGAAGCAACAACAAAGAAGGAAATCAAGCTGCCTAAGAGCGAAGCAGAACTCAGTGCTTGGGCAGAGCAATATCCTGATGTCTACAAAATTGTAGAAACCATTGCCATCAAGAAGGCTAAGGAAACATCAAGCTCATTGGAAGAGCGGATGAGGAAGGTAGATGAGATGGAACATCAAGCTCAGCGACAAAAGGCTGAAGCAGAACTGATGCGTCTACATCCAGACTTCGACACCATCCGCGAAGATGATGAATTCCATAATTGGGTAGAAGAACAACCAAAATGGGTGCAGCAGGCTCTGTATGAGAACGACAACGATGCCAAGGCTGCGGCACGCGCTATCGATCTGTACAAGGCTGATAAGGGCATTGCCAAGGCTAAGAAGGCCGATAGTAGAGGCGCAGCTATGGCTGTCAACACACGCGCTGGTAAGACTGCACCAACTACGGAAGCGTCTGATGGAGTGATTTACGAAAGTCAAATCCAGAAGATGAATGACAAAGAATTTGAAGCCAACATGGAAAAGATTGAAATGGCACGCAGAGCAGGCAAGATTGTCTATGACATGAGTGGCGGCGCTCGGTGATGTTGACATTGGAGTGAAATTGTGATTTAACGTGTTAGATCATGGGCGAAGAGGGTAGCTCCCCTGTCTGTGCCGCTTCACAGACTAGCCCACTTTCCAAGCGGGGAGATATGGAAACAAAGGTATGTAAGTATTGTCATGTCGAAAAAGAATTGACTCTGTTTGTTAAAGCAAAGCAGTCACCAACCGGATACAGAGTGATTTGTAAGAAGTGTCTTAACATCAGTAAAAAGGCATATGTAGATTCCAACATTGAAAAGTACCGTTCTTACCAAAATAACTATAGAAAAGTAAACGGCTGCAAGATTTATAAAGATCTTGATTCAAGAATTAAAGATATAGTGACGTCCTCAAGAAGACGGCGTCCTTTTGATTTTTCCATAGATGCAGAATATGTAAAAAATCTGTGGGAAAACCAAAACGGTTTGTGCGTGTATACAAAACTGCCGCTCGTATTAGAGCCTAACCAGTACAACACAATAAGCATAGACCGTATAGACAGTTCTAAAGGCTACATTAAAGGAAACACTCAGTTAGTCTGTAGGGCTGTAAATGAGATGAAGATGCACAGAGAAGAAGATCTTTTCATACATCTTTGTCACTTAGTATCACAACATAACAAAGACAAATACACCCTGTCAACTTAGCCATTACTGTATAGCGGGTCATGAGCGCTATCCAGTAATCACCTAGTGAGATAAGCCGTTGTTGAGTGAGTTGTGTAATTGAAATTCAAGGAGTAAACCATGGCGTTCAGCTCAGCTTCGGGCTACACAAATCTGCCCAATGGTAACTGGTCTCCAGTTATCTACAGTAAAAAAGTACAACTCGCGTTTAGGAAATCTTCGGTCGCTCAAGCGATCACCAACTCCGAATATTTCGGAGAAATCTCCAACATGGGGGATTCAGTTAAGATCATTAAGGAGCCCGAGGTCAGCGTTCAAGCGTATGCACGCGGCACTCAAGTGACGGCTCAAGACCTTGATGACAGCGATTTCACGCTGGTTGTCGATAAGGCCAACTACTTCGCGTTTAACACTAACAGACGCATTTGAGAGTAATCTCATCTAAATAACTGGGTTAATTGCTGGAAAACCTAAGGCATAATAGCTAAGGCAATCAGCAGCCAAGCATAGACCGAAAGGTCTTTGAAGGTTCAACGACTAGGATATACCGCCCTACGGGGAGATGAAATCCATACGCTCAAGTGAGCGGAAGCGCCCAGCCCCTGATAAGTCAGGGTGATGATATAGTCTACTCTGCATTGAAAAATGCAGCAGCTTGAATAAAGCGGGTAAGGATTAACGACCCTTGCTGAATATAAAGGTAAAGTTGACGACATTGAGTCCACTCAGTCGCACATCAATTGGATGTCTTTGGCATCTGATCGTGCTGCCTATCGCTTGAAGGACCAGTTCGACCAAGACGTTCTCGGCTACCTCGCTGGTTATCAACAGTCTGTGTTGCATGGCAGCGCCGACACCGCCCGCACTACCTTCCCTGGTACGAAGGCTGTTTCGACTGCTGGTAACGACGAACTGCTGACGTCGATGAAGCTCATCAAGGGCTCGTTTGGCAACATCACCACGGCCAGCGCCGGTGACCACTCTGTTCCCATTGCAGCGCGTCTGCCTGGGGCCACGACGCTGCCGACTGATCTGGTGTCGCCGTTGATGATCATCGCCCGTATGTCTCGTCTGTTGGATCAGCAAAACGTTGACACCACCGGTCGGTGGCTTGTGGTTGATCCGGTGTTCGTTGAAGTGCTGAAGGACGAAGACAGCCGTCTTCTGAATGCAGACTTCGGTGGCTCTGGTCTGCAAAACGGTCTTCTGTTGAACAACCTGCACGGCTTCAAGGTCTATGTGTCGAACAACCTGCCGAAGGTTGGCACTGGCCCGGGCACGACAGGCACGGCTAACCAGAACAGCAACTTCGGTGTCATCGTTGCCGGTCACGACAGCGCTGTTGCCTCTGCTGAGCAGATCAACAAGACTGAGACCTATCGCGATCCGGACTCGTTTGCTGACATTGTGCGTGGTATGCACCTCTATGGCCGCAAAATTTTGCGTCCTGAGGCTCTGACCACGGCCAAGTACAACGTGGCCTAATCTTGGTTTAATGTCTAAGACGCCCGACACCTCTGCACTTTTGTGTACGTGTCGGCTTTCTCACTAAGAAGACTAATAACCAACTCAAACAATTTGAAAGGAAACCATAATGGCTACTATTGATCTCTCTAACGGCTTAGGCGGCGCTCCTCGTCCGGTGCGTTCGCTTACGAACATTCCGTATTTCGTTGAGCAAGAAATTGACTGGGCTGTTGCAGCCACGGCTAAGGCATCTGCTCTGGCTGCTGCTGACGTCATCGAAGCTATCGATGTTCCCGCGAACACGATGGTGCTCAATGCTGGCATCGAAGTCACTGCTGTTGCTACTGGCGAGTCCAACGACAACACCCTTGATCTTGGCATCACTGGTGTTGACGCTGACTGCTTCGTTGACGGCTTTGACCTTGACGCTGCTGCTGCTGGTGCTTATGCACAGAACGCTGCTGCTTATCAGCCGCTGATTGTTGGTGCTACTGCTGACACCATCGACGTTCTCATTGCCACTGCGACCACTGCCCCCACTGGTGGCAAGATTCGTGTGTGGGCGCTGTTGTGCAACATCGATGCTAAGCCCGCTCCTGGCGGCGTTGACCGCGACACACTGGCTTAAGCTGGTATAACGGGGGAGTCGGGACAGGTCTGTCCTGTCTCCCCTTTTTGTTTTCTAAGGAACTAATATGGCTATTACACAAGCTATGTGCAATTCGTTCAAGACTGAGTTGCTTGGCGGCACTCACGATCTTGACACCGACACCATCAAGATTGCTTTGTTTACAAGCTCTGCTACTCTTGGTGCTTCTACAACAGCCTATTCCACTTCTAACGAAGTGTCTGGTACAGGCTACACCGCTGGTGGCAATACGCTGGCTGGAGCAGCCATTTCGTTGAGTGGCTCCACTGCCATTGTTGATTTTACTGACACAACCTGGTCCAGTGCCACTATCACTGCCAGAGGCGCTCTCATTTACAACAGCAGCAAGGCCGACAGAGCCATTGCTGTTCTTGACTTTAGCAGCGACAAGTCCAGCACCAATGGTGACTTCACTGTTGTGTTCCCTGCTGCTGACGCTTCTAACGCCATCATCCGCATTGCTTAATTGCTATGAAGATTGACTTCTCCTTCGACACTCCTCACGGCAAGTTTGCCGATGCTCTTCATCTGCCTGATGATCACGGCTTCACAGAGGCTGAGATTGAGGCGATGAAGGAGCAGCGCCGAGACAAATGGATTGCTGTGGTGACTGCGCCGCCTGTTGAGGCTGAGCCTGAGCCTGA